ACGGCGTGTTCGCCATCAAGGGTCAGTCGCAGCGCGGCAAGCCGCCCATCGGCAAGGCCACCAAGGTCGATCTGAACTGGCGCGGGCGGGTCATCAAGTCGGGCGCCGAGGTGTACCCGGTGGGTTCTGACACCATCAAGAGCACGCTGTTCGCTAGACTGAAGCTAAACGAGCCTGGACCCGGCTATTTGCACTTCCACGCGGAGCTTCCCGAAGACTATTTCGCGCAATTGACCGCTGAGAAGCAGGTCACCAGGTACGTCAAGGGATTCCCTGTGCGTGAATGGGTCAAGAAGTCTGGCGCGCGCAACGAAGCGCTGGACGTTATGGTCTACAACTATGCGGCGCTGAACTGGCTCTACACCCGCTACAACCGGCGCACCTGCTGGGATCAGTGGGAGAAATCACTCAACATCACGCCAAAATCAGAGCCTCCGAAGGCCGATCCAGTCCAAAATAGGCGCCAACAGGCTAAAATAAGCCGGAAGAACTTCATCACCTCCTGGTGAACCATGAACGTACCCGCCTTAATCTACGCAGGTGACACTGTCCGGTGGAGCGAACCTGCCACGGCGGGCTACAGCAGCGCTGATGGCTGGACGGCTTCGTTCGCCATGCGTCACGCCACTGGCAACGATGCGCTGAACATCACCGGAGTGGCAGACGGCGCTGGCGGGTGGGACTTCACCATCACCGCGGTGCAGTCTGCCGGCCTGCACGTCAACGGCCACTGGTGGCAGATTGCGGTCACCAAGGCGGCCGAGCGGTTCACGCTGGGCACTGGCGAGTTGACCGTCAAGGCCAACATCCCGGCGGCCGGCAACACCTACGACGGGCGCACCCAGGCGCAGATCGACCTGGACGCAGTCCGCGCGGCCATGCGCGCCCGTATCGCTGGCGGCGAGGTGGTGGAGTACACCATCGGCACGCGCAGCTTGAAGAAGATGCCCATGCCCGACCTGATCGCGCTGGAGTCGCACCTCAAGGCGCAGGTAGCCCGGGAGACTCGGGCTGATCGCATCGCCAAGGGGCTGGATAGCGGTCGCGCGGTCTACGTTCGATTCGGGGGTCAATGATGGGAATCCGCGACTGGTTCCGCCGCAAGCCGGCCCCCGCCGCGCCTCGGCGCCGAGGCTTTGAGGCCGGCATGTACAACCGGCTGGTTGCCGACTGGATCACTAGCAGCACCAGCATGGATGCGGAGTTGCGGACCAGCCTGAGCCGGATGCGTGACCGCAGCCGCGACCTGGTGAGGAACAACGACTACGCCCGCAGCGCCCAGCGCGCCGTTACGAACAACGTGGTGGGCCAGGGCGTGCGGATGCAGGCTGCGGTGAAGATGCGCCGCGGCGGGCGGATGGACGACACGGCCAACGCTGCGATTGAGGCGGCGTGGGAGTTGTGGGGCAAGAAGCAGCACTGCCACACGGCTGGTGTGCTGTCGTTCCACGACATCGAGCGCCAGATGCTGGACGCCATGCTGTCGGACGGCGAGATATTCGTGCGCAAGGTCCGTCAGGCGTTCGGCGGCAGCCGGATTCCGCTGGGGCTGGAGATCATCGAGGCCGACCGGCTCGACATCGACCTCAACGAGATGGCGAAGGGCGGCAACGAAATCCGCATGGGCGTCGAGCGCGACCAGTGGGGCCGGCCGGTGGCCTACCACTTCAAGACCGAGCACCCTGGCGACTACCCGTTCGGCGCCGGATCGGTCAACAACAAGACCCAGCGCATTCCGGCCTCCGACGTGGTTCACCTGTTCCGGCAGGAGCGCCCCGGCCAGACCCGCGGCGTGCCTTGGGTGGCGTCGGCCATTATGAAGATGCACCATCTGCAGGGCTACACGGAGGCCGAGGTCATCGCGGCCCGCGCCGAGGCTTGCCGCATGGGCTTCATTACCTCGCCCGAGGATGACGCCATGCAGGACGGCACGGACGGCGACAAGGCGGTGTCGAATTTCGAGCCTGGCCGGATCGAGCGCCTGCTGCCTGGTGAGAGTTTCATCGAGAGCAAGCCGAACCGGCCCGGTGGTCAGTACGAACCGTTCGTGCGGACCATGCTGCACAGCATGGCTGCTGGGCTGGGTGTTTCTTACGCCACGCTGTCACGCGACTACTCGCAGGCCAACTACAGCAGCGGCAGACTGGCACTGTTGGACGACCGCGACAACTGGCGCGTGCTGCAGCAGTGGCTGATCGAGAACTTCCACCGTCCAGTGTTCGATGAATGGATGGACTTGGCGGTGCTGTCTGGCGCGCTGTCCTTCCAGGGGTACGAGACGAACCCGGAACTGTTCCGTGCGGTGCGCTGGATTCCTCGCGGCTGGCAGTGGGTTGACCCGGCCAAGGAAATGTCGGCCTACAAGGACGCTGTTCGTTGCGGATTTACAACGCTCACCGACGTGATCGCCCAGCAGGGTGGCGACATCGAGGACGTGATGCAGCAGCGCCAGCGCGAACTGGAGATGGCCGAGGAAATGGACTTGGTGTTCGACACCGACCCCCATGAGACGGACGGCAAGGGCGCCACGCAGGCTGGTGACGCGGCAGAGGATGCTGCGGAACCGGCGGGCCAAGACGACCGCAAGCTGGTCTTTGAGATGGTGCGTGCGCTGGCCTCGCGCCAAGAGCCGGCCCCGGTCAAGGTTGGTATGTCGCTCGACTTGCCGTCCATCGACCGCGCCACCCAAGCGCTGCAGGACATGACGCGCGATGCGCTCGCGCAGATCAGAGAGGACGTGCAGAACATGCCAGTTGTCATCCCCGCGCCGCAGGTGACCATTGAGAACATCATGCCCGAGGTGCGGGCCGAGGTTCCGACCGTCAACGTGGTCAACCAGGTGCAGCCGGCGCAGGTGACGGTGGTGGACAATCACCCCTCCCGCGCCGAGCAGACGGTCGTGCGAGACAAGAACGACGAGATCGTCAAGACCGTGACAACCTATCTCAAGGACTGAGCCATGGCAGTTGTCTACACCACCTCCGTCAAGAACGCCCGCATGACCGCCGTGCGTGACCAGATCGACGCCGGAACAGGCCCTGGTGTTCTGCAGATCGGCACCACCGGCATGGCCAGCATCCTGGCCGAAATCACGCTGGATGACCCCAGCGGCACCATCTCTGGAGGCGTGCTGTCGTTGTCGGGCTTCCCCAAGAGCGACACCAGTGCCAACAACAGCGGCACCGCAGCAGCGGCGCGGATTCGTGACTCCAGCGGCGCCGATGTCATCACCGGCCTGACGGTGGGCACCAGCGGCACCGACATCATCCTGGACAGCGCGAACATCACCGCCACCCAAACGGTGACGATCAACTCCGCGTCCATCACTCACGCCTGACGCAATGGTCACAGTCGAGCAGTGGCAAACAGTGGTTGGCGCACCTGACTACGAGGTCGTCCAGGCCGGAGACTACGAGTTGCTGTCTCTGGTCTTGTGCCGGCGCAAGATCGACACCAACGGCCCTACCTGCCAGTTCCTGGCGGCAACCGTCGTCGGGATTGACCCCGCAGAGGTACAAGAATGAAAGTCGCAGTCGAACAAGTCTTCAACGGCACGCTGACCCAGCAGGCCATCGGCGCGGCATATGACGCCACCAAGATCAACCGGGGCAAGCACACGGGCCAATACAACCTCGGCTCTGGCGACACGGACAAGTTCATCGGCCCTTCGCCCCTGAACGTCGCCAACTTCGGCGAATCGTCTTTGGCTATTCCGGCCAACTTCGTTCACCCAATCAAGATCAGCGACGACTTGTTCTGGGTGTTCGGCTCCGACTTTGCGACCGCCGCAGCCACTCGCCGGGTGCAACTGTGGACGTGGGTGCCATCGACCAACACCTACACCTTGGTCGGCGCCGTCACGTTGACGTTCCCGACGACCGGCAACGTGACCACTCGCGGCTTGCGAGTAATCCTAGAGAACTACACCACGGGCACCGTGGGCGTCAGCGGCACAGCAGTCACCGGCAGTGGCACGAACTTCACCACGCAGTGTGTTGGCTCGCGCATCGGCTTCGGCAGCACCGACCCAACGCAGATTACGACTTGGTATGCCATCAGCGCGATTGGTAGCGGAACGGGTCTGACCCTTGGCAGCAGCGCGGGCACCATCAGCGCCGGTACACCATACGTCATCCAGGACCTGATGATCGTTCACGCGAACACGAACGTCACCGTCACCAACGGCGGGCTGTTCGTGGCGAAGGGTCTGCGCTACGAGGACTTCCAGAACCCAGCCACCACGATCCCTGCGGCTACCACGGTGGACCGCATCAAGGCCGTCTACTGGCTCAAGGATGCGGCCACGATCACCAACACCGTCATCGGCGGCTGCGCGCTGGGCGACCTCGATACCTGGACCCAGCAGTACGTCTACGCGCCAGACGGCGCAGCAACCACGCTCAAACTGTTCCGCTACAACATCCGCGCACCGCTGACGCTGACGGCGGGAGCGGCCACGCTGACCGGCAGCGACATGGTGGTCACCGGCAACCAAGTCGTGACTGGCAACTTGTCGCAAGCCAACAATGGCCGCGTGGCGACACTGGCGCACGGCCCCGGCTCTGGCGTTGCCTGCCTGTACCTGTTCACGCTCACACGTATCTTGCGGGTGCCTCTGACCAACATCGTGGCAGGCAGCACCACATTCGTGGCCGACCAGATGAGCGAAGTGCCCCCAGGCGGAGCCAACACGGGCGTAGGCACGGGTGGCTTTACCTCGATGGACGTTGCGGGGTCGCTGGACAAGCTGGTCATCACGGCAGCGTCATCGTCCGGCACGATCTACATCACTGACTACTACACTGGCGGTACACAGATCGACCGTCGTGCCGGGTGTTTGACGCAGCAACTTCCATCGTCAAACCGCGATACGGACAGTCCGATATTCGTCCACTCGGTACTCGCAAACGTGCCGTTTGTCTGGGTCGAAGATGGCTGGCTGTTCTATCTCTACACGCAAACGGTAACTGCCAACGTCAACGCCCTCACGACTTACCCGCTGGCCGCTGATCTTGGCTTTCTGGCCGAGGTGCCCAACCGCATCATCTGTCCCAAGATCACCCTGGGCGCCACGCCGGCCAAGCTGTACCGGGCGCTGGCGGCGTGCGCCGAGAACCTGGGCGACGACACGATGGGCGTCACGCCAGACATGTACCGGATGCAGTACCGCACAAGCGGCATTGACGACAACTCGGGGGCGTGGACGGATGTGCCGCAGACGGGTGACCTGTCGGGCGTGAGCCCGTCCAGCACCATCCAGTTCGCGTTCGTGTTCCGCACGGCGGGCGTCATCATGCTGCCGGCCCGCATCCTGTCGCTGGCCCTGATCTACGAGACGGACGACGCGCTGCCCAGCCAGTACCGGTGGAATTTCGGGGACTTCAACGCCGGAAACGGCACGTTCGGTTGGGTTCAGTCGGCGCTGTTTGGTGGCTCGCCCACCACGCACACGATCAACATTTACCGCTCTGACACGGACGCCCTGGTGTTGACGCAGGCCAGCACCGGCACGACGAATGGCACGTTCGAGTATTGGACGGGCAGCGCCTGGACGGCGGGCCTTGGCAGCAACACCGTGGGCACCCGCAGGCGGTTCGTACCCAGCGGCTCACTGCCGGGTGGCGTTGACCTCTACGCGAAGTTGACGGTGGCGTAACGTGGCACTGCTGGCGGGCGGAGGCTCTGCCCAACTTGTCCGAGACGTAGGTTCGGCGGGTTCGGTCCAGGGCTTCCGGGCCGGCGGCGAACTGGCGGGGGCGCGGCTTTCTGCGGCGCTCCCGTTCCTTGCCAGCCTCCAGGCGCAAGACGGCATTGCCCAACTGGCGCAAGGGACCGCTGGCGTCACCGGCAACCTGGCCGCTACTGAATCCGGCGCCGACACTGCGGCGCTGGCCGGTGTCGTTCTCGTCCAAGGTTCGGTTGCAGCGCAGGAAACCGGCAGCGACACGCTCTCGTGCGAAGGCGTCGTCCGCGTTCAGGGCGATCTTGCGGCGCAGGAAACAGGCGCTGACACCTTCGCCGCCACAGGCACGGTCGGCTCTGTCATTACGGGCACGCTTGCGGCCACGGAGTCTGGGTCCGACACATTCTCAGCAACTGGAAGCCTCGGCCCGTCTGCCGAATACTTCCCCCCAGCCGGCGGCGTCGTCGGAAAGCCGATCCGACCCCAGTTCTATCAGCCGCTGTTTACTGGGCGCCCCAAGAAGCGGCGCCAGCAGGACATCGTGTTCCTCGGCCACTGATCACGCTTTTTCCGCGCAAACTTGTTGTGGCTATAATCTGACCAGAGGACAATGAAACTATGAGCGAAAAGCGGTTCCAACTGCCGCAGCTTACCAGGGCTGTTGCGGCCGACGCCATGAGCGTTGACGCCGAGTCGCGTTCTATTGAGTTCCCGTTCTCCAGTGAGTTGCCGGTGGAGCGCTGGTTTGGCGACGAGGTACTGTCGCACAAGTCTGGCGCCGCGGACCTCACGCGCCTCAATGACGGCGCCCCGCTGTTGTTCAATCACAACATGGACGAGATCATCGGCGTGGTCGAGCGCGCCTGGATCGGTGACGACAAGCGCGGCCACGCCAAGGTGCGGTTTGCCAAGACCGCCCGCGCTGATGAGGTGCTTTCCATGGTGCAGGACGGAATCCTGCGCAACGTGTCCTTCGGCTATCGCATCAACGAGATGTCCGAGGCCAAGAAGGACAAGAAGTCTGTGTACACGGCCCTTCGGTGGGAGCCGTTCGAAGTGTCTATGGTGACGGTTCCCGCCGATCACACCGTTGGTGTGGGCAGGGCCGAGGCCAAAGACGAGCGCGATGTCATCGTGCATCGCATGTCTGAGGAATCCGCACAGCCTGCGGAGCAACCCATCGAGGAAACTATGTCAGAGCAATCCCCTGTCGATGTGCAGGTGGTCGCCACGCAGGCTGCAGAAGCCGAGCGCGCGCGCATCGCCGCCATCAGCGCCCTTGGTCAGCGCTTCAACAACGCCGACCTGTCTCACAAACTCATCGCTGACGGCGCACACCTGGATGCCGCCCGCGCCGCTTTCCTGGAGGATATCAAAGTGGAACAGAAGCCCCTGACCGGCAAGGAAGCCGATGTTGGACTGTCCGACAAGGAAGTCCGTCAGTTCTCGGTGCTGCGCGCCTTGAACGCCCTGGCGAACCCGACCGACAAGGCCGCGTGGGAAGCCGCAGCTTTCGAGCGCGAGGTATCCGAGGCTGGCGCCAAGGCTGCTGGCAAGGCCGCCCGTGGCATCTTCGTGCCGAACGAAATCCTGCGCGCCAAGCGTGATCTGAACGTCGGCACCGCCACGGCTGGCGGCAACGTGGTTGCCACCGACCTGATGGCCTCCAGCTTCATCGAACTGCTGCGCAACCGCGCTGTGGTGATGCGCGCTGGTGCCACCATGATGTCGGGCCTGCAGGGCAACGTGGCGATCCCCAAGCAGACTGGTGCTGCGACGGCGTACTGGGTGGCTGAGTCTGGCGCCCCGGACGAGAGCCAGCAGACCATCGGCCAGGTCACGATGACCCCCAAGACGGTCGGCGCCTACACCGACTTCTCCCGCCGGTTGATCCTCCAGTCGTCCATCGACGTGGAGAACATGGTTCGCCGCGACCTGGCCTCCGTCATCGCCCTGGCGATTGACACGGCTGCGCTGTACGGCACGGCCGCGAGCAACCAGCCGCGCGGTCTGAAGAACCAGTCTGGCATCAACACCCGCGACTTTGCCGCCACCAACCCCACGTTCGCTGAACTGGTCGGCATGGAAACCGAGGTGGCGACGGACAACGCCGACATCGGCACGATGCGCTACCTGATGAACCCGGCACAGGTTGGGGCTGCCAAGACCACGCCGAAGTTCGGTTCCGGCACCGAAGCCACCATCTGGGAGCCTGGCAACACGATCAACGGCTATGGCGTCGAGCGCAGCAACCAGGTCGTGGCCGGTGACGTGTTCTTCGGCAACTTCGCTGACCTGCTGATCGGCTTCTGGTCGGGCCTCGACCTCACGGTTGACCCCTACGCTGGCGCCACCAGCGGCACGGTGCGCGTGATCGCCCTGCAGGACTGCGACATTGCCGTGCGCAATGCCGTGAGCTTCTGCTACGGCGATGCAGACATCGCCTAAGCAGCGCAAGTGAGGAACGGGCCGGCTTAAACTCCCGGCCCGTTTTTACATCATGCAGGTACTTGTTCTCAGAACCACCGTCGCAGACGGACGCTTCGTCCGGGCCGGCCAGGTGTACGACCTGAGCGAAGCGGACGCGCGTACGCTGCTGCAGCTTGGCAAGGCTCGGCCTGCCGACGCTGTGGAGGCCCAAGAGGCACCCCCCATGACCACGGACTCCGTGCCGGTGGTCGATGTTGAACTGAAGAAACCGCGAGGTCGCAGGAAATGAGCAATTACAT